CTTCAGTCTTATCTCGGCGCTTACTGTCTGGGTGGCAGTGGTTCGTATCAAGTCCGCGTTGTAAGGGGTTGACATGGCTGGAGCGCTAGACAGTTTATTCAAAAGTGTTGCTAAGTCGGTTGTTGCCGATTTAGGTAAATCTTTTGATCACACAATTACTTACACCCGTAAAACATCTCCGACGTATAACACCAGCACTGGAACGCTAACGACAACTGACACGGCTTACTCGTTTGACGCTCCAATTGAGTTTGTGCGTTCAGAGGAGGAGGCCGAAGCGGAAAAACGTACAGGCAAGTTGTATGTAACGCCTGATCAAATTGGCGATAACCAACCAACGTTTGAAGACACGGTGACTTTGAAGTACGCAGGGTCCAACCGCATTGCTCAAATTACAGACATTCGCACGTTTAAAGGCGATCAAGAGTATTTATTTGTTTTGGAGGTAGTTTTCTGATGGCTAAATTTGCAGACACAAATCTAGACGATTTTGAAAATGATTATGAAGCTTATTTCGACAAAGCTTTTAATAATCTAATTCAAACTGCTGTAGCAGGACTTTCAACTCCAGAGCATAGCCCTGTCTATACCGGGCTTTTTGCGTCTAGTTGGAAGGCTAGGCAAAACAGACCTATTGAAAGAGATTCGAGAGAAAAAACTGATCGGTTTAGGCGAGACAAAGACCCCTGGAAAAATGCTTATAAAACAAAAACTACAAACAGTGCGGGAAGAGAAACTGAATGGGGGCCAATGCCTCAAGGCGGCATAGAACAAATTAAAAGAAGGTTCAAAGTTCCTGATTTTAACTACAAAAAAGGACCTGTCTATATTGGTAATCAAGTCCATTATGCTCAGTATGCTTTAGAAGATGGGCGTCCTTTAGCGTTTATACAGGGAATGAAGAAAATTGTTGACAATGCTTTTCAAGAAAAACTTCGTTTGGGTAGTATTTATGCAGGTGTATCGTTTGCTTCGCAAGAGCAAATGGGTGGTCAAATTACTGCTGACTATCAGGGCAATCCTATTTTGGAGTAATTTAACTAATGACACTTGTAAATGCCCGAGCTGCTTTTGAAAAAGCGGTAACTGATGCGGTAGTTGCTGCAGACGCCACAGTGTTAATGATTTACGACAACGTTCGATTTACTACGCCAGGTAAAACCAAAAAATATGTGGCAATGAAGATTACGTTTAACCAGTCAACTTTGCAAAATCAAGGCGCTGCCGCGGACTATTACAGCGGAGTTGTCCAGTGCAACGTGTATGTGCCCAAGTCTGCTGGTACGGCAGCACTTGCAGCAGTTAGCGAGTCAGTAATTGACGGTTTAACTTCTGTTAATGCTGCTAACTACACTGACGCTTTTAGCGTTTCTCCAAGAGTTTTAGACGTTACTGGTCCTAGTGCTTTAGAGCTTGAAGACCGTCCCCATTTCTTAGGAATTATCTCTTGCCAATTTACAGCAGTTGTATAGTATATTAGTTGAAACAACATTGTTTTATGCGAGCCACTGAACTGCTTCGGAACAAATTTGGGGTTAGTCAGCTTTACAAACATGAAGTTAAAGATGGCGACGAAGTGGTGCTTGAGGTTTACTGGCATCCTTTAACTATTGCCGAACGGGAAGCCATCCAAAAAAAGGCAGGATCTGACGATGCCAACGATTTTGCGCTGGGCATGATGATTGAAAAATCTCTTGACGCAGATGGCAAGCGTTTGTTTCAGGACGGCGAAAAAGCCCAACTAAAAAACGCTATAGACGCCAGCGTGTTGCAGGATATTCAACTTGCCATGCTGTCCTCTGGGGCGGAAAACAAGGTGGAGGAAGCGAAAGCCGATTTGAAAAGCAAATAGCAGCTGGTTTTTTATTTTTTTCCTTGCAAAGGAGCTGGGCACTACAGTGGCTCAGCTCTCTTGCCATTTGACGCAAGAAGAGCTGGTGGGTTGGGCTGCTTTTTTTGAATTAAAAAGTGAACAGGAAGACAAGGCTAGAGATCGTGTGCAAACCAGTCGAGGAGCGCAAACGATGGGAAGGAGGTAAAGTAGAGCAATAGGTCTTTAGTTTGGGCTTGTGGCTGATTACGGCGTAAATATCAAGGTTGGCGTACAGGGCCAGAACAACGCTAAGCAGCTTGGAGAGCAGATTCGAGAAATTGTCAGAGGTCTTGAGGCTGCTGACAGCGCATTTACGCGATTTACAAATAATTTAAAATCTTTTGATCAACGAAGAGCGCAACGAAAGATAAACGAAGAGCTGGATAACACCGCGCAAAAGTATAGAGAGCTAGATCGGTTACAGCGTCAGCTTCTAGCTAATGATAATTCTGCAATAAAAACGGCGGAAAAACGAGCAAAAATTGAAGATCATATTTCTAAAAACATTTCTGCTGGTCGTATAAGACGACGGGCTCGTTTTTTAAGAGGAGATCCAGAGCAGTTTCCGTCAGGAGCAAATCAGCCTTTTGCGCCAGACCCTATGGTTGCAATAAAGAAGCAGCGTGACGCAGAGGCAAAGTTTGCTCGTGAAATTTTTAACATAGAGCAAGACTTTAATCGTAGAATAAATAATACCGAAATAGATTTATTGCAGGATAAAATTAAACGTGAAATAGACGCGCAGCAAGAAATATTTAATAACGCGATGCGTCTTAATAGAAAAGCTGAAAATGATTTTGATAAACGACTTGCCCAAAGAACTAGAGCCAAAGACGAAGCGACGAGGTTTACCGGCCAAACCAGCCCGATTGGTGGGGCGGTAGGCATTCCAGGTAGTCCTGCTGCTTTGCGTGCAGCTGAACGCGCTCAAAGACTAAGATCCGCTTCAAGCAGTGCGCTTATTGGTGGTGCTTTCCCTTTGCTGTTTGGTCAAGGCTTAGGAGCTGCAGGTGGCGGCCTTGTTGGTGGTTTTGGCGGAGGCATGGTTGGGGGCGAATTTGGATTTGGCTTGTCGTTGATTGGAACGCAAGTCGGCTCGATATTTGATCAGTTAGCAAGTAAAGCAGTTGATTTAGGGGCGGCATTAAATCCTTTGACTGCAGATATTGAAGCTGTCGTTACAGCAGCAGGTGAGTCCGACACAGAATTTCAAAAACTTCTTGCCGCTTATGAAGACCAAGCAGGAGCGCAATAAGCTTTAGAATTTGCTACAAACAGGTTAGCAACTGTTGTTGGAATTGAAGGCGTAAATTCTTTAAATGATTTCAATTCTGATATGGTTAGAGCTGGCAGTGAATTTAATAAATTTACCAGTATCGTTTTAGCGGGCATTGCAAATTTAATAAATCAAACTGGAATCTTTCAAAAATTTACAGAATTAGGAGAAAGGTCCAGACTGCTTATAAGCGCAAGAAGAAGTAATGACCCGGAAATACAACGCTTGTTAAGACAGCGGGCACAAGCCAAAAGCAAAGAGAATCCTTTTTTGGCAGAATTTTCTCCTATTTTGGCGGCTCAGCAGATACAAAACACCAAAAGCATAGAGGACGAAATTGTTTCTCTGCAACGAGTTAATGAAGAAAAAGAGCTAGGACTGCAACAAAGCGATTTAGAAGCAAAAGTCTCTGAAAAACGACTTCAAACTCTTAAAGGAAGCAGGCAAGAGCTAGAAGCTCAAAACACCATTCTTAAAAACAATGGAAATTTATTAAAACAAGAAGTTTTTGACGCAGAAAAGCTTTTAATTAACGAAAAAATGCGAGCTGAAGTAGATAAGATTAGAAAAAATCAAAAAGAAGCTGAAGTTAAATCAAGTCCAGCAGTTATTCAAGAACAAATAAATCAAGCAGTGTTGAAAAAAGACAATGAACTGCTTCAACTAACTAATCGTCGTGCAAGCGCGCAAGAAGCCGCCGACAAAAAAGCAGCTGCTGCAAATAAAAAACGTCAAGATGAACTTGACCGTCTTGAAGCAAAAAAACAAAAAGCAATCGAGCAAGCCATTAAAAACGTTGATCGCGAGCTGGAACGTACAGATAAAGCTTTCGACAAAGCAAGTAGTCAGCTTGATAAAATTACGCAAAAACACGAAGACAAGATGGCGTTTGAGCGAGAGTATTCTCGTTTAATTAAAGAAGGCAGCACACCTGCTGCAGCAAAGCAAGCAATTGAGCTGCAAAAACAGCTTTTGGAGCTTGATAGAAGTTTTGAAAAGCAAGAACAGCTACTCAAGCAACAAGTTCAAAGTGTCAAACTTTCTATTGAAAAAGCAAGAGCCGAGGGCGCAACCACTGACGAGTTGCAAAAACAACTTGATCGATTGAAAGATATTGAAGCTGAAATTAACAAGCTTCCCAGCAAAAAAGGGAAGGCCAAAGGCGCTATTGAAGAAGCACTGGCTGTTGAAACGGGGCGCGACAAAATTGAAACAGAAATGGATCGCATTCAAGGCGTTCTTAATGATCTTGTTGACCCTGCAAATCAAGTTATTGCAGCTGCTAATGCTATTGGCGATGCGTTTAGCGAGTCGTTTAAGGGGTTGATTACTGGCAGCATGTCTGCTCAAGAAGCACTTAGGAATCTATTTGCGCGTACTGCAGATCACTTTGCGGACATGGCAGCACAAATGATTGCTAATGCAATCAAGATGAAGATTTTAGGTATTGCGCTTAATGCCTTTGGATCAGCAGCTGGTTCCTTTAGCCAAGCCCCAAGTGCTGCTGCTCAAACTGCTGGCGCTAACGCATTTAGTCAACCTGCAGTTCCGTTTACGCTTGGATTTGCAGAAGGTGGTTACGTTTCCAGCCCTACCCGCGCACTTATTGGCGAAGGTGGCGAACCGGAGTTTGTTATTCCCGAAAGCAAGATGCGAGAAAGCATGGCGCGTTACTCGCGTGGTGCTCGCGGATCTGCTGTTATTCCAGAAGCAGGGGGCTCTGGAACGTCAGGAGAAGGAGGCGGAGTAGCAGTTGCCGCACCAATCGATGTTCGCTACACCGTGGAGCGGATCAATAGCGTTGATTACGTTACGGCGGATCAGTTCCAGCAGGGTATGCAACAGGCCGCTACACAAGGTGCTAAACAGGGTGAACAGCAAACACTTAAGCGGTTACAAATGAGCGGTAGCACTCGCCGGAGGCTAGGAATGTGAGTCAGTACGCTTTTGGCCATGCCGTTCGAATTAAAAAAAGTATTCAAACGGTTTTCTACTTTCAAAATTTTTTTATAAGCCAATTGGCTACTCATACTCATGAAGGAGAAGACGGCACGACTCAAACAAATCAATATCAATTTGCGCCGTTTGGGTTTTCAGGCGTAACGGTCAACCGCACAGGAGATGGACTGGAAGCAACTTTGGTATTTCCAAACAACAAGTTGACCCGTGATTTTGCTGAGGAAGCAATTGACGAAAGCTTTGTTACCGCAGTTGACGTGTTGATTTTGGATGAAACCAACCCGGCCGGCACTCATCAAAAACTGCACACGTTTACTGGGCAAATTGTGGGAGGGCAATGGGACAACGTGTCGTTAAACCTACGACTAGGCTCCGTACTCGATGCTGTTGGAACGGACGTACCAAGGCGCTCACTAACACAGCGCTTGATTGGCAACCTGCCCATCTCAAACAATGTCCGACTGCAGTGATCTAATTGGAATGCCGTATCGGCTTGGAGCTGACGGCAGTGATGGTCATATTGACTGTATTCACCTTTGTTATGAGGTTTGGGAGCGGGTTGGCATTAAGGGGCCAGCATTTAAACAGTCCTGGTACGGGGCAAGCAAATGGGAAGTGTGCCGAGATCTGGTGCGTTGGGGTTTGCGAGTTGAAAAGCCTGCGTATGATGGAGACATTCTGCTGCTACCGCAGCAATCCTGGGCATTTGCAGTCACATGGCAAAAAGGGATTTTGTATATCGGCCCGATGACGCAGAAAGTGCAGTGGTCTTTGGCCCGAGCGTTTACGACGTACCACTGCTTCCGTACGAAAGGCAGCTAATTGCGACTATTGGGGTAACGGAAGAGCAGTATCGCAAGTTTGCTGCTGAAGTAAGACGTAAGGGTGTGGTACGTCCAGCTGAGTACGACCATATTCCTGATATTCGTTGCGAGCCTGCAACAACAACTGCAATTCTTGTCAACCTTGCTATCAGCTTGGTGCTGACTGGTGTCGCTTATCTGCTTACACCAAAACCTAAACAACCGGAAGCATCTGGGCGTAGACAACTTGCTGGAGAGACTGGAGCAAACAGATTTACACCATCCCGTGGTTTTGAGACTCTTGCGGAGCTTGGTGAGTATGCTTCTCCGATTCCGTTATTGTTCGGTTTGTATCGGGAAGGATACGGCGGTGGAATGTTGACAACGCCAAAATTAATTTGGTCCAGAATGTTTAGTCATGGGACATTACAACGGGCTAAGTTGTTGTATGTAATTGGCGAGCAGGGGGCTAAACAACTTGGTGGTATTGCAGAGCCTGAACCTGAAGGTATTTTTCTTGGCAATAATGCAATTGATCCACTTTTTGACAATGCGTACGCTTTTTACTGGAAAGAGCATTCAGGCGATCCAGTGCAACTGCGGGTACGCGATAACAATTTTCTTTATGGATCAAGGAACAAAGCGCATAGCGGAGATCCCGACCCCGCAATAGATGGAGAAGTTTTTTACGCCCCTACCGGCGATGAAATTGATGCAGTAGGCCAATTTTGTCATGCTTTTACACCGGCCAATAGTACGCAATTTGGCGTTTTTGAAGCAATTGCAAACGGCACCTCTTTTCGTCCAAACTACCGCATTGCTTCAATTTTACAAGATAATCAAACTGGTTTTACAAAACGTGCTGCAGGACGCGCAAGATTAAAAATTGCTGGAGCTGGTTTTGACAATACAGAAGAGAAGAAAACGGGCAGAGATTTATTAAACAAAATGCAAAAACAGGGCCAAGCGGGTGCTGGGCGAAACTACAGCCCAAGAATGGGTATTGTTCGAGTAACAAAA